GCCTTGCAGAGAACATTTACTTTGAGGCAGGACATGAACCAGATAAAGGTAAGCAAGCTGTTGCTTTCGTTACCATTAATCGCGTTCAGGCCGGTTACAGTAAAGACATTTGCGGAGTAGTCCATCAAAAAACAGGAGAGACTTGTCAGTTTTCTTGGTTGTGTGATAAAAAGATTACCGATAAACGCTTGACAATCAAAGACACTATGTTATATAATGAAGTTCGTGAGTTGGCAATTGACATGATTCTAAATCGTGAGCTCAAGGAAGATGTTACAGAAGGTGCAACATACTACCATGCCGACTATATTAATCCACATTGGAATTTGGAAAAGGTGAAACAAATTGGAAGACACATATTCTACCGAAGCGGAAAAGACAAAATTGACAAAAACAGGAGTTACTATGAATAAAGAATTCATTACTATGATTGTATGCTGCACTATTCTGATAGGTTCAATGGTTGCGGGTGCAACTATCTATCAAATTAATGAACGAAACAATTTTGCAAAGAACATGGAATCAGCCATTATGAAAGGTGTTGATCCATTGTCTGTAAAATGTTCTTATGAACAAACTCCTACTGCTACTTGCATCACATATTCTATGGGTAAACGTTAATGCCTACTCGTGAAGAAATTTCAGAATTTAGTGCCAGTATTATAAAGGCTGCTGATGAAACTCGGCACACATGCATGGACACTATAATTGAATATTGTGAGAAAACTGGTATTGAGGTAGAGATTGCAGCAACGTTGATTTCCGCACATCTTAAATCTCGTATCCGTGAAGAAGCACAATCTGTTAATCTTATCAAGAGGTCGGCCAAACTCCCATTATGAATGAAGGTACAGGCTTTGCGGCCTTTGCGTTATATAATGCGTTGAAGTTACATTTTACGTCCAGTTCCTATGACTACATTAAGTATCATGGGAAAACAAATGTGAGCAAAGATACTTTTCTCCGTCGTAAGGACAAATATTCCTTCTATCGGTTATCACGCAAATACTCGTTGGATGAACTCAGGGACTTCTACGTGGCCAATTTCATATACGGAGACTCAACTTGGGTTGGTGAAATGACTGGACCGAATGGAGAAGAAGTATATAAAAAGTGGCAAAAGATTAACCAGAGCTTGACTTATCGTTTTGAATCTGATATAGTACGAATCATGGAACAGGTTAATAAACCTGATGACTTGATAAAGGTACCGGCTCAGGGCCATCCGTTTTTATTGATGGCTGCAATGCAGAATGATATTTGTATTGAAACATTGGTGATACTAAATGATATTATTAAATTCTTTTCTATGTGGGACAAAAAAATAAGTGAAGATATTATATGGCCCTCATGGAAATTGAAATGTGAAAAGTACACACCATTCGTTACATACGATAAGGTTAAGTTTAAGAATATACTAAAAGAGGCAATTACAAATGAGTAAATATACAAAAATATACTTAGATTTAGACGGCGTGATTGCTGACTTTTCCAAACGTTATAAAGAAATGTTCCATATCACACCTCAAGAGGCTGATAGAAATCGTAATTTTGGTAGTTACTTTAACACCTTTATTGAGAATAAGCAATTTGCAAGCCTCGACATGATGACTGATGCAAGGATGCTTTTGGATCACTTGAACACATTAGATGTTCCTGTAGAGATTCTTTCTTCTACAGCAAGACAAGAATCTCATGTGGATATTTCAGACCAAAAAAGAGTTTGGTTGATTTCCCACGGTATCAACTATACACGCAATTTTGTGCCAGGTAAAAACCTAAAGTACACCTTTGCGACACCAGAATCCATTATCATTGATGACACACTTTCTGTTATCAGTGACTGGGTTGAAGCAGGTGGTACAGCAATTCATCATACGGATGCTGCATCTACTATTGCTTCACTAGACGCTTTATTGCGTGTATAAATACTATTATATTATGCATAAAGTGGATAATCCGTTTATATTTTTTACACTCCGTTATACAAAAAGGAAATAATCATGGCAGATTTCGCAAATCTCAAACGCTCTTCGGGCAATCTCGACAAACTCTCCAAAGCTATCGAAGCTTTGAATACAACAGAGGGTTCTGACAATAAAGACAATTACTGGAAACCAGAAGTAGATAAGGCTGGTAACGGCATGGCTACTATCCGTTTTCTTCCAGCACCAGCTGTCGATGGTGATGACGCACTTCCGTGGGTCAAAATTTTCTCTCACGGCTTTCAAGGTCCTGGTGGTTGGCTTATTGACAACTGCTTGACTACAAAGAATCAACAATGTCCTGTGTGTGAACACAATTCAGGCTTGTGGAACTCAGGTATTGAAGCCAACAAAGAAGTTGTACGTAAACAAAAGCGTAAACTTAATTATCTCGCAAACATCTATATCGTTTCGGATCCAAAACATCCAGAAAACGAAGGACAAATCAAATTGTTCCGTTTCGGTAAGAAAATCTTTGACAAGATTACTGAAGCAATGAATCCACAATTTGAAGATGAACAAGCAATCAATCCGTTTGACCTATGGGGTGGTGCTAACTTCAAGTTAAAGATTCGTAAAGTTGAGGGTTACCAAAACTATGACAAGTCCGAATTTGAATCAGCTTCACCGTTGTCAACTGATGATGCTAAACTTGAAAAGATTTGGAAAGCAGAACACTCTTTGAAAGAGTTGACTGGTGACAAGGAATTCAAGACATATGATGAATTGAAAACTCGTCTAGACCGTGTTCTTGGTTTGAATGGTGAAACTATTAAACCTAAGACTACTGTTGAACAAATGCGAACAACACCTGAAGCATTCAAACCTAAGGCAGCTGAACCTGAATTAGCAATGGGTGATGATGACGATATGGCCTATTTTGCAAAGTTGGCTGAAGAAGATTAAACTTTCTTTCTCATAAAAGTTTATACCCCGCCTAGTGCGGGGTTTTTTATGTTTAAAATCTTCTCAGGTTTCTTTCTTGGATGTGTTTTAATGTAGGATCATCAATTCTTACAGGTGCAGACTCCTCGACGTTCAGGGACTGTACCTTAGTGTCTCCACCAACAACGGTCTTAGGGCTGTTGATTGTGACTGAGCGTTTTGCAGCAGCCACTTCATCTTGGTAAAATTGTTCCGCAATTGCTGCTTGGACTCTTTTACTCGAACGATCTGGTGCCGGAGCTGTAGGTGTGGCCGTTGGTGCTAATCCAGCAGCCTTTACTTCATCTTGGTAAAATTTTTCCGCAATTGCTGCTTGGACTCTCTTACTTGAACCGACTGCTCTTGGTGGCACAGGAGTGGCGGTTCGTGGTAATCCAGCATCCATTCTTTCTTCTTGGTAAAATTGTTCTTCCTGATCGGCTTGCATTCTTCTACTTGAGCGGTCAACAGACCTTTGTACATTTATTTTTTCATCAGGTATATACAATGATTTTGGATTCGGATTGTCATCTAACCATTTTTGTAATGTTGGTCTATCGGCACCAGGAAATCCAGCTTCTCTATCTTTTAACTTGTCATCATTAAAAAATTTGTCTTCTTTTACAAATAAATCAATTTCATTTCTGGAAAATTGTTTTCTTACACCCGGACTAATTGTTGGTGCCATTTTTTGTTTTTCAGCAAGGTCTTCAGCTTCATTTGCATTAAGGTCACCAGAAAAAAGTGCAAGACTTAAACCTCCACTTATTTTCGAAAGAATTGAAAATAGTTTTGAACCGGTAAGAAGACCTATAAGTTTACCTAACATTTTTAGACCAGATTTTCCAACATCCTTAGCAAATTCTAACAAAGGCGCGAGAAGCATCTTAAATCTTCGTATCATGTCCTTTACACTATTAAGCAAATCACCAAAAAAATTACCTTTTTCTTTTTCTCCCACTTTTGTTACTGTACCACCACCACCAGTTAAACCACTAATGGCTTTGACCAATTCTAAGTGTCGTTTTTCACGTTCATCTTCTTTTTCTTTACCAAAGTTCTTTTCTAATTGATTCTTTTTTCTATTATCTTCAGTGTTTAATTTAAGTAAATTGTAAATTTTACTAAAAACATCTGAAAGTGAGTCATTTTTTCTCACTGGTTTATCAGTACCCTCGGATATCTTTGTATAAAGTGGATTGTTTTTCTTGTTATCATTCACCTCTTTTGCTCGAGACCTTCTACTTTTTACATTGTCTTTTTTGTCGTCACCTTTAAACATATTCATAAACATGCCGGCGGTTTTTCTACCTAATGCACGGCCAATGTTTGTGGGATGGAAATTCTGTTTCAAATCTTCCATATTATCAATTGTTCTTTGTGAAACTCTTTGTGGTCTGCGTTGATAATTTTGTGAAACTCGCTGTGGTTGGCGTAGATTGTATGGTGTTGTTCCTGATATTAAATTCCTGATTACGTCGGCCAGGCCTGTAGCTTGCGTTCTTCTAGTGGTGTTATATTGTCTAGTTGCCATTTTATGGTATTCCTGCTATAGCTGGTCTATCAGCTGATGTTGGTTTGCTTATACTTTGTTTTGGATTTTGTTTATTGATAATTGTAGTTGGTGCATTTATGTTTACAAGTGTATCACTTTGTCTCATCATTTTTTTCATTTCAGCATTGTCCATAGAAGAATCATTCAACTCTTTTCCTATTTCTGGTATTGTAGAATGTGGAGCTAATTGACCTTTCTTTTCCAGCCTACCTTGTAACAATTTTTCAAAGTTTCTTGCTTTAATCTCGTACAGCTCTTTATTATTACCAACAGAGAAACCAGAATCCATCATAACTTGTGCTACAGTTTTATCTTCACCTCTGTTTATTGATTTAAAAACTGCGGATGCTCCTGCAGCTCC